CGTCGGTGTCAGGACAGGTTGCGAGAACCTGCCCCCTTACGGTTGGCCTAACCGTGAGATGAGTTTGTTGGTCATGTACATGGCTTTCTTTTTGTGAAAAAGGACAAACGAATTAGAACAATTGAGAGAGGACTTAGGCAGTCTACATCATAAACTTCAATGCACCACGAGTAGCCATCCCGATAAGCTTTTTACCAAAACCGCCCATGTATTTATCATCGAAGTCGTTGACCTGGTTCATACCAGTTCGTACTTCTTTGATTATATTACGTGGGTTGTTTGCGATAGCAAGCGCTGTCTCTACAGCCATGCTCGATCCTCTAAACACGAGGGGAGCTGAATCAGGAACTGGGTTTAAACCAGTTGAATTGGAAGTGGTTTGGGCAGAGACTAAAGGTGTGGTCTCTAAATGAAGTATATAATCTATCTCAATTGGGGGGACCGATGCCCCCGTAGGAAAACCCTCACCCCAAATGATAATGGCAGCGGTACCATTTGATTGGGTGTTCTGTTTACTAGTAGAACCTGCAATAACTAAACCTGATGAAGCCCAAGTAACACTATCCGAGGTGGAAGTTGTTAAATTGACTAAATTAGATTCGATTGTAGGCTTAAACGAATAAGCAGTTGGGTGAAATACCTGGAAGTTTATGTCGATCTCATCTCCAGAGATCAACGATGAAACTACGAAATCATCACTAAGTGGTAAGGCTTGTATACCAGCTGTAGCACATGTTACAGGTAAGGGTAGTCCTAAATTATTAAATATGGCATTGTAACCTCCGGCGGATGGGGTTTGAGAAGTAAGAGTTCCGACATCAATCATCCCGTTCTCAGCGACGGGAACACATGCAACGAAAATACGACCAGTACCTGTCAAGGCTGGCTGTAAATTCCGGATGCGGATGCCTCCTCCAACGACTCTAAAACCCGAACAAATAGCCGATAATTGAGCGGCAGTGGTTGCACCAAGTACACCGGTATAACCGGCAAACCTGGAGAAACCACCTGGCCCATTTAACGACGTAACACCATTCCTAATTAAGCCAACATCTAAAACTGTAGCAAGAGGGTTCGCGAGATACACGAGTCCAAAAGTGGAATCTGAAGTAGTCACGCCTCCAATCGTTTGGGAGGTCTTGATATGGTAAGAGTTGGTAGGAAAAGAGTAGGAATCTGGCACTTTAGCCCCAACAGCAGTTGGGGAAAATGGATTAATCAAAGCGGTAGCAAAAGCTTCAACAGGCCCGAGGGCTTTGTCTGGCTTATGCATGCCCATTTCGACGCTACCATTTGGTCGACGACCTTGTGCTAGCATTTTCCTATCGAGGGAAATGTCATTTCTAATAAGATTTTCTAAATTCTTTTTCTTGTTCTTGTTCTTGCGAGCAGGGGGGTTCTTCTTGAGCTGGACGGGCATTATGTAAATGCTTTTAGGCGACCATTACTGGCCGCCTACCAAATGGATGATTACTCATCCACCGTCAGTGGTGTAGGGGATCCGTATGGACCTTCTACCACCACACTCCCTCTCTTGCTGCTTTCTTCTAAATCAAAAGATGCCATATTATTAGGCATCGTCCGACTCGGTAGATGAGCGGAGAAAGGAAGTTCTTTAAGAACCTCGAGTTTCTGCTGGGTCGCAATAACAGATAAAAAGTTGCTTTCAAAAGTGTTAGGTTCTGGATAAGTCGAGACTAGAACCCGGTACGGATACCGGCCAGAAATCGCTTCTTCGAGACCAAACCAGTCTACTTTTCCTTGATAACGATCTGATTTCATAAACCGAAAGAAAACCTTCTTGTCGATACCTCGGTAAACCGGGGCAGGCTGAAAATTCTCATAAGATGTATGGATCATAAATCTAGGAATAGAGTCTTGGAGCTTGGGCTCTTGGAAACCTACAGGTGTATCTTCACCTGTCTTAACACTGATGTAACTAAATTCTCCAAAATAGGGGTCTGAAAACTTAGGCTTGTTAACATCAACAATAGTGATAGATGCTAAACCAGTGTCACCGATAACTGGTTCTTTATGCATCTTTGTCAATATGTTGTGGAAATAAGTTGCCATTTGACGTTGGCGTTGTGTAATCCATACCTTAGTCTTGTTCTGAGCAGCGAAAGCTTTTCCGCTCCATCGAAGAACATTAACCTTTGGTGTGGGCACAATAAAGTCTAGACCACCTAAAATTTTGGGGAGAAACAAATTATAAAATCCCTTGTATGACACATTCCTGATCTTGTCACGATGAAAATGGAGGAAACGAGAATGTACCCAATCCGTATTATGGGCACCTCGTTGGATCTTGTTATATAGATCCCAAATAGGGAGGGTCTCCTCTGAGTCCCCACCTTTTGACCTACCAATTAGGAGCCCTACATTCAAGTAAGTGCACTCCTCAATCAGGTCTGTTCGCTTGTCATACATAAAACATTGAGAATTAATCGTAAATGTATTCTGATGCACATAATTCTTACCAACGGACAACTGGAACCCGGCAATAGTAATATACTTGAGCCAAATTCCATACAGCGTGTCATTACAACGGAAATAAATATCATCTCCATTGACAAGACACGGTAGTCGGTGAGCCGAAACTCTGAAAGGTTTAGAATTAGTGGGTAATAAAGTCTGGATATACTCTTCAAGAGCCATCTTGTACGCGATGGCATTAGCTACACAAAGAACGGGGAATGACAAGATGGAACCCATCAACTGACCGTTCTGTTGGTCAACCTCGAAACCGTCCGGAGACGTACTAACATTCAGATGGGGGTATTTCTCCCTCAACATCTTGCAGTACTTCTTAGGATAGTGAAGCCTTTGAGAATATAACACTCGGCGGAAAACCTCTTTGTCCTCTTCTGCTACATGTAAAGCATTCATGTAGTTCTCGAAAATCAATCGAGTGAAGTGGATATTGAGTTTGTCCGTCGCAGCCTTGTAATCACCAGAAACATGATTATCGAACTTAAAATCAATAACGCTACCTGTAATTCGCTTAACATCAGCAAGAATATCTTGCTCTCGGGACCACGTATCGCGGAAGTCAGAAATGACTAACGGACGAGTGGTGAGAACAAAACAACTAAACTGATTCAGGTACAATTTCATTGATTTCTGTAATGATTTGGAAACGAAAGTTTCTAACGATTCTGATTTAGTAATGATCCGAACTTTTAAAGGTTCAGACAAAGGGATAACCTCGGTGTTCAACCGGAGATAACCGTTTGCGATATTCTTGTGACTTTCAAAACACTTAAGACCCTTACGGGGCTTGAGGTCATAAACTTCGACAAGTAAATCGTCAAATTCATTCAGAAGGTTAGCGGAAGCAATTAAGGAATCATGCTTCTCTCTCAAAACCGACATTACATTGTTCATATCAGGTTCCTCATAAGAATAATTCAATTTGATACCGTCTTTAACAATAACAGGATGCTCTTTTAACGGAAGACTTAATTTTCGAATAATGTCTACATACGCACCTCCTTTAGACTTGGAAAGTCCAAAACAAGAGTTATGAGATGGTTCGAAAGGCTTCAATTTAAAGTCCTGGTTGGAAGACCGGAAAAAACCGGACACAGATTTACCAAAAGTCTCCTTAATCGGGTCACGAAACACTACTCTGAGATCATACTCATGAGCAGCCTTTAAGTAACCAGGTTCGGCGACTCCGTACAACTCCTCACCAAAATCTACAACCTCTTTAAAGGGTTCGAGTTCGGGTGGGGTAGTCATAGCCTCTACGTGTGAACAAATCTCCTTTTCAAGGAAACATGCAGGCACAGTAGCACAACCTCTCTTTACTCCTTGTAACAAGGAGAAAGCGAGTGTGTTAGCCAGTACGAGGGATTTAGTAACGTTTTCTGTATCTTTAGGTATTTTCGGATTAAGTAAGTTCTTAATAAAGCGTTTCACAGCACCTGTCCAAATCAAATAATGACCAGGAAACCCGACGGGCTTCTTTGGTAAATCATTCAAAATGTTCATTTTCCTCAGAACTGCTGCCTGAGGGCAAGCGGTGTGATACTTTATGTAAGGAACCCACATTAATGGATCAAATTTTAACGAATTAATTAACAATTTGTGTTGATCACTAGGTAAAAACTTCAAGCTGAAGTCGGGGATTAAGTCGGTCAAGACTTGGGCCTCGCTTAGACAAAATTCAAGCACATCAAGTAAAAATGTACTGCGGCAAAAGTAGAAGTAAGTCTTAGGGATCCTGTTGAAGAATTTGTCGATAGCGATTTTCTCGCTCTCGATAGAAGCTCCAACAGATTCCAGAAGACTAGGCTTTACTCTTGCTAAACTACGGAGAAGTAGTTCTTTAGCAGTTTTATTTTCACAGAGACGTACGTCTTTCTTGTCCAGCATCCCCTTAATTCCTAGTGATAGGATTTTAGAAATGTTTGGATTAGTTGTTGCAATCAATTTATTTGATTGTAGCCATGTACGGGCGCCGGGAATAGGGTGGTAAACCACCTTACGCCTAGCGGGGGAGCCATTAGGTCGAGAAATCGACTCAATAGCTCCCCAGGAGGGAACACCCCTCCTCTGTGACCCAACAAACACATCACACAGTTCAACCAAGCTTGGCTGGACGTCTGAAGATGTGGAAACTCGAAGTTTCTGC